TAGCCCAGCTGGTACTGCGGCAGGAGCGACTCGGGGCCGATCACGGTGAAGGCCGCGTCCTGATGGATCTTGTACTGGAGGTAGTTGTAGTTCGGCCAGGCGATGGTCGTGTTGTCGGGGTAGTACACGTCGGAGTACACCGACACGCCGCCGATGCGGAGCGCCGGGAACGCGACGGTGGGCCCCTCGCCGACCTCGCCGTAGCTGCCCTCGGGCGTGATGTTGTAGCGTTCGGCGCCGATCACATCGGCCGCGAGCGCCATGAACGCGCCGGGCGACATCAGGCCGCACGACGGCGGTTCGCCGCCGGAGCCCTTCTGCGCCCAGTGGAGCGAGGCGAGCACGCCCGCCCGCGTGATCGTGGTCAGCGCGGTGCCGCCCACGTTGAGGGACGCGATGGTGGCGTTGTTGCCCCTCCACCAGGTATTGGTGACGGGAATGTTCCCGAGCGCCCCCTGCGTGGGATCGGTCGCCGCGAACACATCGGGCAAGGAGAAGGGTTCGAGGCCGGTGTTCGCGGACAGCGGCGCGAACAGCTTGGTCGCCAACGTGTCCGACGCCACGTTGCCGGCATCGTTCATTCTCGCCCAAATAATCGGGACGAGTTCCGCGTCTTGCTGGATGAGGCCTTCAAACAAATAGTAGGGAATCCATGTCGTGAACGCTTTGAGGTTGTACTCCGCGTTCATCAGGCCCGGCGCCACGGTCGGCGCACTGCCCGCGCCGCTGTAATCCACGAACTGGCCCGTCACCATCCGCGTGCCCTGCACGGGAATGGTGACCGGCGACACGCCGCCCTTCACGGGTTCGGCGGCGGCGAGCATCGCGGACAGCGTCGGCGTGGCCTTGCCCAGCTGCACGACGACGGCGGGCATCGCGGCGCGGCGCGTGACAGCCTGGAGCTCGGTCCCGACAGCACCTCCCGGCACGATCCCAAAATTTACGAGTGCCAACTTGAGCCTCCGATCTTCCTTTTGGTGACGTGCCTACTGCACGAAGATGCGGACATCGGCCGCGTTAGTCGTGATGACGAGGCGGAACGTGTTCGCCGTGTCGAGGTAGACCGACGCGCCGAAGCCGGCGGTGCCCGTCACCAGCGGGAGCCACGTCGTGCCGTTGTCGGTGGAGACCTGGAGGGTCGCGCCGCCCGCGCCGGGCGTGACCGCGATCAGCGCGAGGCAGGGCAGATACTGGCCGAGTCCCGCGAAGTTGGCCTCGTTGAGGACGTAGTTCCCGGCCACCTTGGCGAGCGAGGTCAGGATGCGCCGGTAGCTCGCGCCCCCCGTCCCTGCGGCGGCCCCTGCGACGGCTACGCGATCTGCCATGGGTGGCGCTCCTTCAGGCCGACCGGCGTCGGCGCGATTCGGACAGGATCTTGTTCGCCTCTTTCTCGTACCACTGCTTGGGATTCCGGTAGAGCTCCTTGCGGGACTCGTCGTTCAGATGCGCCGACGACTGTGTGCCCCGGGGCCGGCCCAGATCGGCCTGGCGGTAGTACTCGAGCGCCGTGTTGGGATCGCCGATCTTCTTTTCCTTGGCGAGCGCGGTCACGGCGACGAACTCTTCATCGTCCACGCCGAACTGCTCCTGCCACGTCCGCTGGGCCAGGCTCGACTCGATCTGCCCGAGCCGTTGCGTGAGCTTCTGGTTCTCTTCGCGGAGCGGCTTGAGTTCGGCCTCGATCTTCTGTTCCGCCTGCCGGGCGACGGCCCGCTCGGGGATGTGCGTCGTCGGGGAGGCTTCCTCGATCAGCCCGAGGATGCGATCCCGGTATTTCGGGTCTTGCCCGAGGACCGCCATCAGCTGCCCCAACTGCACGACGTTCGGATCGGGCGGGGTGGGCGGCGTCGGCGGGACCGGCGGCGTGGCCGGGGTCGCCATGGCCTACCCGCGTCCGCGTCCGCGATCCGAGATCGGGCCCACCGCGTCCTGGCCGTCGCCCTGGACGCCGATCCGGCGGGGGCGCCGCGTGCCGGCCTGCGTATAGGGCCCGGCCTCGCCGCCGAGATACTGGAACCGCACGGGGTTCCAGAACATCCCCTTCCGCTTGCTGGTATCGTTGCGCGGATCGCGAATGCCCGAGGCCTTCGGCGCGAACTTGTTCATGCTCACATTGGATGCCATTACGGTCCTCCTCCGAGGGCGTTGTCCAAGCCGGGAATGCCGCCGCCACCGCCGAGGCCACCGCCGCCGCCGATGCCCGTCGCGTTCATGGGCGACGGCGGCTTCGGGCCCAAGCCCCCGCTGGGCGGCCCCGGCGAGGCGCCTGGTCGGCCCATCCCGGGCCCCGGCGCCGCCGTCTGGGCACTCGCCATGAGCGCCTTCACTTCGGACTGGCTGACGCCTTCATCCACATCGGGCGTGACCTTCTCCATCGCCTTGAGCGCCTGGAGCACGGCCCGCGCTTCGTCGGAGCGGACTTCCTTCAGCATCCCCATGATGCGGATCAGCGACTTCACGACGTTGTTGATCTCGACGCGGACTTGCGCGGTCATGCCGCCGCCCATGGTTTGGGTCGGCGGGGTCGCCATCGGCGGCGGCGTGAGAGGGGCCGCCCCGGCTCCCGATGGCGACGGCGGGGGTAACGCCATGTCGAACCAGCGAATACACCCCGCCGGCCCGAATCGTCAAGTTTCGATTTCTACGGGGGTCAGAAGAACCACGACAACGACCAGAAGAAGAGCACCAGGTGCGGTCCGACGTGCGCCTGGGTCGCCGCTTGGAAGAGCAGGGCGTGTGGCATCAGAGCCTCCCTGTGAGGAACAGAATCAGCAGCACGATGAGGATGACCCCGACGAGCCCGCTCGGGCCGTAGCCCCACGACGCACTATGCGGCCACGTCGGAAAGACGCCCGCGAGCAGGAGCACCAAGACCACGATGAGGATGACGTACATGACCGCGCCTCCTCAGCGGGACGCCTTGCGGATCGTCCGCCTGGTCATCCGGGTCCGCTCCCCCGCCCGCTCAAAGGGCTTCCGCTTCGGCGGCATCTGGCGCACATCCTTCGACGTGAACCCCCGGCGGCGCCTGAGCCTCATCGGCCCTCACAGGCGATGGCGGCATTGGCCGTCATTACCGCTTCCCGAATCTTGCGGATCGCGGCGGTCTGATCCGCCGACGGCGGCGTGTTCGTGAGGATGACCAACGCGAAGTCCATCGCGGCCTCGCGGATCTCCCCGTAGCGGCCCGCTTGCTCCTCGGTGGGCGGGTGGTAGGTGAACCAGTTGTGGAGGTCGGCCTGCGTGATGGGCATCGCGCTAGCTCCCCACCGGCCGCCCCGGCCCGAGCCGTTGCGCCTTGCGCTCGATCCGCGCCGCCGCCAGCATCATCAGCTGCTTCTGGTTCTCGGCACGGCCTTCCGCGAGCCGCCGCGAGGTCTCTTTCATCTCCTCGCGGTGCGGCGGGTCCATCAGTTCGATGAGCCACTCGCCGTCGATCGCGCCCGCCTTGAAGAGTTCCAGCGCCTTCATCTGCGTCTGTTCCGAGAAGATCGGCGAGGACGAGTGCGCGGACACCTGGAGCGTCAGACCCGACGGCAGCTGGGCCAGGATGAACCGCTGGCCCTGCGGCGATTCGTAGGTCTGGTCGTCCGCGTGCTGGAGAATGCGGAACCCCAACGTCGCCATGTGGGAGAGCACGCTCTCGAGTTGGAGGGCCATGTGCCGGATGCGGCCGGCGCCGATGCCCGCCATCGAGATCAGCTGATCGTTCGACCGGACGCCGGGCGTCTGTTGGCCCTGGAGCGTCGGCGGAATCCCGCTCTGATCATCGAACATCTGGTCGATCTGGCCGATCATGGCGAACGCTTCCTGGCCGACTTCCACCTTGATCGTCTCGAACTTCACGTTCGGATCGCCCGTGCCGTAGCTGCCGCCGACGTTCGAGAGCGCCCGGCCCGCCTCTTCAAAGTCGCTGAGACCGATGAAGAGCTTCGACGGGTCCAGCTGCCGCTGCACGACCTCGTCCATCGAGCGGACGTGGCGCTCGCGCCATTGCTGGAGCATCAGGAGGCTCGCGAGCTCGGAGCGGCCCCAGAGGTAGTTCGGCATCGGCCGGGGCGTGAGGATCCCGAACGGGGCCTGCCCGGGGAAGACCTGGCCCGTCGGCGTCTTCATCCACGGCAAGATCGGGTTCCGGCGCCGGATGAGGGGCTCGGTGCCGTCGTGGAGCACCGTCGTCACCCGCCAGTCCTCGTAGGGCCCCGCGAGCGTGTCGTGGTACGCGCGGCGCTCCCAGACATCGCAGAGCAAGACGACCGGCTCGATCACGTTCGCCTCGAGCAAGTACGTCGAGTCGTTCACGTCGCCCGGCATCGCGCCCGAGACGACCGAGTTCGGAAAGGGGCCCGTGAGCCCCGAGATGACGAGCCGCGTGTACCCGGAGCCCCCGGCGTGCGGGGACGCGAGCCGAGCCGCCTTGGTAATCATCTCCTCTTCGCGGGGATGGCCCTGCACCCACCGCTCGAACTGCGGCATCGACAAGGAGTACCAGTGGCAGTACACGTCCTGATCGGTGAGGGACGGCTGATCCTCGCGGGTCACGCCGAAATCCCACGGATCGATCGCGGTGATGACGAAGCCCTTCTGGGGATCCTGTTGAATCTTGAGCGGGCTCGCGCCGTAGACCAGCGCCCACTCGAGCGCGAGACTCACCGAGAGATCGGCGCCGCTGTTCGCCCAGACCTGGCGGAACTCGTCCCGCGCCGTCTGGGCCGGATCGAGCCAGTCCTTCCGCGTGGCCGGCGGCAGATGCACGCCGAACCGGACGCTGTCGGGGGACCAGATGTACGAGGAGAGCCGGTCCAGATGCGCCCGCAACTTGTTGTAGCGGGCCGAGTAGCCGTCCTCCGTGCCCGCCTCGTACCACTGGCGCAGATTCGACCCCTGCACGCGCCGCTGTTCGCGCGAGATGCCGGCGCGCGTGATGTAGACGTGCAGGAGCTCGCGGGCCTCATCGATGCGCCGCCGGGTCTCGTAGGCGGACGACTTCGGGGCCATCAGGCGGGGCTCCAATTCCTACCGGACACAATGCGCCGAATCATTTGCGGCGAGACATTGAACTGGCTGGCGAGATCGAGCGTGGACAGACCCTCGCCCCGCAGTCGCCGGATCTCCTGCACCTTCGGCCACGTCAGTTTGCGCTTGAAGGCACCTCGACGAGAGATATCCCGCATATTCTCCAACTGGGTGCCCAGATAGAGATGGTCGGGGCGCACGCAGGATCGCACATCACATTTATGGAGGACGCTCATTCCAGCCGGGATCGGCCCGACGAACAGTTCGTAGGCCGCACGATGCGTGTTGTGCTCTCTGAGCGCCGCCGGGCCAATGCGGATTCGCCCATAGCCCATGTTCGCGATCTTTCCCGTCCAGAGCCAGCACCCCGGTGCCTCGGGCAACCGGGTCACATGACGGTCGAACCGGATCGAGAGCGGAATCGGGATGGGCGCCATGGGTTAGGCCCGCACGGGCACCACTCGTCTGCGTATGTGAGGAAAAATATGAACCCTGGAGTCATAGGCCGCCTGGGGCGAGATCCCGACCGTTTTCGCCGGCACCCACTTCGACGGCCCGCCGTGGAGCGCCTCCCGCATCGCCGGGCGCTGGGGCTCGGGCAGGATCTCGATGGCGCGGGCGTGATCCTCGGCCAGTTGCCGCTCGCTCCGCTTGGCGTCGTCTTTCATCATCGACGCCTGATTGATCTGGGGCTCCATCATCGGATCGAGGATCTTCGCGATGCGGTGCCCGGTGGTGGAGACTTGGATGGCATCAAATCGCCGCCGGAAACCCTTCTTCCAGCTGCACACCGGGCACCGCACGCTCTTGAGCGGGAGATCCTCGTAGACGACGATCTGGGTCGGCTCGGGCCCGAATTCCACGTCGGTGCAGTGGGCGCATTCAAAGTTCGCCCGTGGACCCATCTCGGCGCGAGTCTAGCACTGACCCCTATCGGCGGCCCAGCGTCCCGAAGAACTCTTGGATCGTGCGGCCCTGGACCGTGGTCGCGGGCTGCCCGCGCTCCCGGTAGCGTTTCAAGGTCGGGTACAGCTGCGCGACGTAGCTCTCGACGGCGAGGGCGCCGGCCTGGGCCCGGTGGCCTCGGGGGAGTTCGCCCGTCGGGACGAAGCCGTCGCCGGCGCCCTCGAGCCGCGTCAGTTCCTCCGCGAGGTACTCCGAGCGCACGGTGGCGGCACCGCGCTGGATCTGGTCGCGGAACCGCTGGAGCACCGTGGCCTGCGTCTCCGCGTTCGACTTCCACTGGTAGGCGCCCCGCGCCGTGAGCGAATCGGGCCGCCGCCAGATGTAGTGCCGCACCGAGCCCAGCACATCGAGGAAGCCGGGCGTCCGCGTCGTGCCGTAGCCCTGCCGCACCAGGCGCTGGATCTCGGTGAGGACGCCCGCGCCGAGCCCGCTCACTTCCAAGATCAGGGTCTTGTGCTGCGCGCCATACGCGCCGGCGAGATGGAGCGTCACCCACGCGAAGGCCTGGAGGCCGATGTTGGACTCGGTGTGGAACTCGGCGGATTGCTCGAGCTTGTCCTCATCGAGCGCGGCCGACCAGACCGAGACGACCCAGGAGGGATCGTCGGGCATCGCACTGTGCGCGGGGACGGCCGACACCACGACCGGCCGCGTATCGGGCGGCGTCCAGACCCGGAGCATCGGATCTTTCAGCCCGGCCGGCGAGGGATGGGTCGTCTCCATCGTGTTGCCCCACTCGTAGCAGTACGCGGCGGCGGGCTCGCAGAGGGAGAGATCGATCCGCTCCTGCGTCAGCCGATCGAGGAACGGGCGCTCCATGCTCGCGCTGAAGGCGTCCTCCCAGACGGTCGGCATCTCCTGATCCGCGAGGCGCTGGGAGCCGGCCGCCTTCTCCGCGACGTACCAGCGGCGCCACGCCCATTGCTCCACATCGAGCACCACCCGGTCGCGCTTGCGGAGCAACTGATCCCACTCGCGCTCCTTCGGCGTGAGCCCGGGATTGCCGTAGGCCTGCCAGAGCTTCTTCTGGCGCGGGCGGATCCGGTTGTCCTCGCGGAGCCACCAGCTGATGAAGACGGCCTTCATCGTCTTCGCCTTCTGGGCGGACAGCCAGAGATCGTAGAACCAGTTCTTGCCGCGCGCGGTCCCCTCGAGCACGTAGAGGGACGCGGGATTCACCTCGGACCACGCGCTCCGCAAGTAGGTCACGGCCTTCCCGCCGTGCGGCCAGAGCGGCACCTCGGTGCCATGGGTGAACGACAAGCCTCGTCCGACGCCCAGCCGGGTCCATGTCTGCCGCCCGCACGTCTGGAGCAACAGCCGGCTCATATTGTTCCAGACGATCTGCACCTGATTGCGGGCGCGGGTCTTGCTCGGATCGAGCGGCTTCTCCTCGATGGTCGCGGCGGGGCCGGTGTCCTCCCCGGCCTCGTCGTGGCGTCGGACGAGTTCGTCCATCATGCCCATGAACAGATCGCGGAAGTACTCCTTGTTCTCGGCGGAATCGGTGATCGTCACGCCCTGGAGGCCCGCGAACCGCTGCATCCAGAGGAGCGTGAGGATCAGCATGAACGTGGAGAGCCCGACCTGGCGGGCCTTCACGAACAGGAACTGGTTGATGCCCTTCTCTTTCCCGGCGAGGATGGTGCGGAGGGCGACGCGCTGGGTGCCCCACGGCGTGATGGGGCGCACGCCAAAGTCCTTGGTGGCGATGGGCACCTGAAGCGAGAATCGCCACAGATCCTGTTCCGACGGGAGGCGAATCAGACTCACTGCGCGTGATACTATCCGCGCCGACGCAAAACGCAACCGCCCCACAGCCAGGAGGAGGCGCCATGACGGCCAAACGTCGTCGCCAGGTCTACGATCCCGAGAACCCCGGCCAGCTGCGCGAAGTCGAAGAGGAGACCCCGGAGACCCCGGAGGCCCAGGCCGCCGAGGCGCCGCCTCCGCTGACCGAGGCCCAGATCAAGCTGAACGAACTCGACGCCTACTACGGCAAGGTGCTCGGGGATCTGGATCGCGAGAATCAGGAAGCGCACAAGGTCCACGACGCGAGCGAGAAGCGCATGGCGGACCTCGAGGCGCAGAAGGTGCAGATCGACGCGGAGTACGCGGAGCGGAAGGCCGCCATCGAAGCCGAAGCCCCGCCGCCGCCCGAAGGCGAGGCCACCGCGAAGAAGCTGCCGACGCGCTGGGGCGTGGATCCCGCGCCGAAACCGACGCCCGCGCCCAAGCCCGAACCGAAGCCCGAGCCCGCGTACACGTCCTAAGCCCCTGGCGATGTTGTGCCGCGTGTCCCAGAACTCGGGGACGGCGAGATTGATCGGCCGCCCGTGTTCCCCGGGGCGGATGGGCGCTGGCTCACGGACGCGCCCCCGCGCTGCGGGAAATGCGGGGGCGTCTGGCGGCTGGACCCGGAAGGGTTAGCCTGCCGGAACTGTGGCCGGCGGTGGCGCGCGACGGAGAGTCTGCGCGCTATGCGGACGGGGCGGTTTCAGCGGATGCACTAGCGCGCCGCTGAAGCCGCGCCGCCCGGTTCGCCGCTTTGACGAGCCCCCCTCGGCGCCCGTTCTCCCGGCGCCACTCGGGAATCGCCTTGACGTAAGCGGCCACGTCCTTCGGATTCACGCGGATCTGGTACACCGTGATGATCTGCGCGGGGATCTTCCCGTTGCGAATCGCGGTGAGGATCGTGGGCTTGGTCGTCTTGTACTGCTTGGCGGCGGTGAGGACGGAGACGGCAGCCATCGCCCCATCTTAGCGACCGTTTAGTATCCGTCAAGACAACACGCCGGGGCGAACTGGCACTCCCCGCCGCGCGCCTCCACCATGACAGCGCGCGACGGCACCTCGCCCCGGCGCGGGCCTAGTCTACCGCCGAACGCGCCGCGCCAGCGGCACGGCGGCCAGGAGGCCGGTGCCGAGCAACAGCAACGTGCCCGGCTCGGGCACCGCCGTGTTCGCGAAGTCCGCATCGGTCACGGTCGCCGTGAACGCCGCCGTGGTCGGATCAAAGACCGCGTTCGCGAGTGAGAGCTCCGTATTCGCGAACGCGAACCCGAAGCCCGTCACGCCGTAATAGTCCGTCAGCGTCACGTCCTTCGCATCCTCGCCCACGCCGATGAAGAGCATCGAGGTGCCGCCGCCGCCGAGCACCAGCGAGGGATCCGCGAAGACGCCACTGTGCGCGAGCAGCGTGCCCGCTGGCGAGATTTGCGCCCCGCTGCCATCGGGCGCGGTGTTGAGCCCGCCCGTCAGCGTGAGATCGCCGCCGCCCGCGAACGTGTAGGCCGGCGGGCCTTCGGTCAGGTTGTCTCCGGTGGTGAAGTTGAGCAGGCAGGGCACGGGATAGCAGAACAGCGAGGCCCCGGCATTCGCGGGCGTGTCCACGCCGATGACTTGCTGGAAGATCACGTTGGCGGCCGACAGCGCCCCGCCCGCGCCGTCATAGGTGACGGTGCCGCCGTCCACGGTCGGATTGTCGAACGAGAGGATCGCGGGCGCGGCGAGCGCGACGTGCGGCAGGAGCGCGAGCGCGAGGATGCCCAGCCACTTCTTCATCGGAGTACCTCCAAGTCGTGCGGAGTTTCTACCCACGCCAGCGGCGCCACCGTCGGCCGCCGCGTACCGGGCGACGAGGATACCATCGCCGCCAGGTCATCCGTACACCAGCAACCAGATCGCGAGCAGGATGACGAGCACGAAGGCGAGCGAACCCGCGTAGAGCTCGGCGCGCGTCGGGCGACTCATTCGCGGTGATTTCCCAACAGCGCGAGCAACGCGCCGACGAGCGCCAGGCCGAACGCGATCGCGGCGATGATGAGCCAGATCATCGCTGGGCCAGCAGCTCGTCGGCGCGGGCGCACGCGACGCAGATCGGGTGCCCGCGCGTACACGGGTTCCGCAGGCGGTTCGCGTGCTCCATCCGGTAGAGGCGCAGGACTTGCAAAGCCGAGAACGTCGCGCTCGGCCGTTCGATCACCTCCCCCTCGCGAATCGGTTGCTCGAGATGGTTTTCAGGCATGACGGCTCCTTTTGGTCATCTATTTCGCGGATTTTCGCCCGTTTTTCGGGATTTTCGCCCGTTTTCGCGCCGAGGCGCGTCCAGCGGCTCGATGGGACGGCGAAACGCTAAATTTCTCGAGATGTTGGCGCCGAAAGACCATTGGGATCGTTTTCACCCGTCGCGGGGCTCGTTTGCAGAGATGGCCGCGCTCCAGGGCCGCTTTGGACAGGATTCGATGGCATTTCCCGCATGCGCCGCGCAGTTCTCCGCGCAAGACGGCCGCGAAGAGGGTGCCGCGCGAGCACTTGACCAGCCGAGCGGCTCGAGCGGGGTTCAGCCAGATCTCAGAGGCGCTCACAGTCCGCTCCTGGGGGCTCTGGGCGCCCGCTGGAGCCAGTTCGACGTGGGGGGCCGCCTCTCTGCCCCTCGGCGGGCGTCGCGCGACGGATTTCCTGTCCGGTTCTGACTTCCGAACGGACAAAACGGCATAGAACGGTGACGCGTTGTCATAGAGGATCCGAATCAGGCGGATCCGTCGTGATCCAAGACGGTTCAGTTGATTCTGTAGGGGTTTCCCTGTCTCTGGCGGACAGCGGACAGTCCCTTATATACAAAGAGTGTCCGTCCGCCCCAGGATGAGGTCTAGTAACCTCCTCATCCGTGGGCGCGAGACGATGGGCGAGGACAGTGTCCGTCCGGACAGTGTCCGCCTTGTCCGTTCCCGGTGGAGTCGTCGCCAGATAGCGCCCGTCGGACAGCTGTGTGACTTCAAAGTAAAGTGTCTTCATTCGTCGGAGGATACGGGTGACTGAATCCTCCTTGGCGCCCGGCAGAGCCTCCAAAAGATCCTCGACGGACATCGGCGCGGACAGGAGGACGAGCAGGCGCTGTCGGAGGGTCGCGCCGATCATCGTTTTGGGGGCCACGTCGGTGAGCGGGAGCGCCTCGATCCGAATTTCACTGTCCGCCGGGGACTGTCCGCCCCCCCGGAAGCGGAGTCCGAAGGCCGGGGCCTTGCGGGCAAGGTTGTTGGCTTTCGTGTTGGTGAAGACGATCGCCGTCGCGTCCTCGATCTCCTGATCCCGGCGGGCCTCCCAGATGACCCTCGGGCCGTTGAAGGCGAAGGCGCCCCCGAAGGGACGGGCGGTGGCCCCGGTGCGGGCATCGGCGTTGGTGATGTGGTTCAGGACGAGGACGGCGGCCGGGGCGAAGAGTCGGAGGGCGTTGTAGAAGGCGGTGATGGGCTCATGGAAGGCGGCCCCATCACCCCCGGAGATCGCGAACATCTTGGAATCGACCACGATGAACCCGACCTTGTGCCGGGCGAGTTCGACCGAGAGCATTCCCACGTCTTCGACCAGGGGACGCGTCATGCGCTTGTAGAGGAGCCGGGGCGGGGGGATGTCGAGCCCGGCCGCCAGGAGTCGAAGCCGCTGGGTGGTCGTGGCCTGGGAGGTTTCCCAGTCGAGGTACGCGGCCGGCACCGCGCGCGTCGGCGTGAGGCCCGGGAGCGTCTGCCCTGTCTGCATGGCGATCGCGAGGGCGAGGGCGGTCATGCTCTTGCCCGTGTCGCCATCCGCGTAGAGCAGGGTGGGTTGCCCCGCGTAGAGCCATCCCGGCAGGAGGATCTCGGCGTCTTCGGTGATTGCCGAGCCGTCCAAGAAGACCAGGGGCTCGCCCGTCCGAGCGGCCAGCGTGAATCGGTACGCGGCCTCCTCGAGATGCGGACCCCACGGGATATCGGGGCTCACGGTTTTCAGCCGCTTGGCGAGGGCATCGCGGGTGGTGGTGCTCGCGAGGTTCCAGCTGCCCCACGAACACTTCACCCCGTTCTGCGTCACCGTAAGCTCGCCGCGCACACCATCGCTCGTATTCCGCCAGTTGTGCAGTCGGGCGCTGGCGAAGTCGGGCCAGTCCAAGACGAGGTCTAAGCCTTGCTGAATGAGTCGTCCCGCGCTGGCATCTTCATCGCCCATCGAACCACCGCCCGCACGCGCATTGATAGGGGGCGTTGGGGCAGGCCTCGCGGCAGACGGAACAGAGGATCTTGAAATCACAATCGCGCTCGCGTTCCTGACAGCACGGACAGAGCGAGGTGCTGCCGTCGTAGGGGATCGAGCGAAAGATGATGACAGGACTGCACGACACTGTTCGGCCCCTCCTCCAAGAGGTGAAGATGGCGGGTCTGGCTCCAACGTGGAGGCGCCGGGTCCAGCAGGGGCGTCGGTTCGCACCCGCCCTGCCGCGTACCGTACCGCCACTGTGAACGGAACTGCAAGCCGGCCGGTCGCAGGGAAATCTTGACTTTGCCGCGCCACATCGAGTAGGGCGAAACGCCCGATCACTTCGTTCGTGTGCGAGTGTCAACGAAAACGATGTACAAGTCCGTGCAGTATGCGAGGTCGTTGACAGTTCGAGCGAAAAGTCAACCACCAGGGATGGTAGTCTGCCATGGTGGACACACA